CCATCCATAACACCCTCGGTAATTCCCAACTGGCTGTAAAGCATTCTCGTATAGAATTCTACCTGTGCTAGAAGGTTATTTTCGACAGCTCGATTAAGCTGAGTTATTTTTTCTGTTCCATCGGTATACGCAATACCGTATTTCGAACTAGCAAGCTGACGCTCAATTTCTTTTCGTCTCGCTTCGGCTTGCTCTTTCTTCATGTCATTTTTTATGACATACGGAAGCTGAATAATAAGATCCAGTTTTCCGGAACTGTTTTGCTCGTCGATTATGTCCATAAGATTCAACTTACGGATTAATCGCTGCATAGTTGAGTTGGGCTCGTTCATTACCGCATAAAGCGGATTCTCCACGATTCCCGTCGTACTCTTAGAAAGAATGATCTGCTGTTGCTGACCCGATCGTTCGTTATAGACATTTGCTTGTATGTGCCTCGGCATCCACTGTACGATCTGGCCGGTTCTCATAGTGAGAATATCAAATGATCCGGTATCGTTCGGATTTACCGATGTATCAGTTGGGACTATCGCGACAACACCCTCATCCATCATCGACATAGCGATGTCTTGTATGAACGATCTTCCTGTCTGATCGATGTTGGCTTCCAAAGTCAAGCAATTGTTTAAATCACTTTTAATTACCTCTAAAAAACGATCGTTTTCGTCTATTCGGACATGGTTTACCTTTATAGCAGCCACATCCATTGCGATCTTATTAATGACTGATGCAAGAATGGTTCTCTCATTACCTCTACTCAACCGCGGACGGTCAGGACGATAATAAGTGCTGCTAATCATGTCATATGAAAGTCGCAGATCATCGCCACTTCTAAAAACGTTCCAGGCATTTTTCAGCCTGGAGAAGAACGAATTTTCCATTTTGAATTTCTACCCTTTCGTTAAACCATATCTACTTCTTTCTTCCTGTAAGCAACTCGGCCGCTACCCCAAATTCCATTCTTAAACTCGCTCATGTCATAACCGACATCTGCAAGGGCCATATGAACACCAACCTCGCCTCGTTTAGCCACAAACTGAATTACTTTTCCAGATGGAGAGCGCAAATCAGTAACTTTTGTGTTCATCAAAGAAGCAAGCTTTTTGTTATATGCATTTATATAAGATTTGTTAATCTTTCGCCCAGAATACTGCGGGTTCAATTCTTCTTTAAGGTAGTTTCGCAGCTCTTTCTCAGAAGATTTATAGGCATTTCTATAAATTTTGTTATAGTTTTTCTTAGCCCATTTCCTGTCTTTCTTTTCGAGTCTTCTACGACCGACTGGAGTTAACGAGCCATCTGGATTCTGGTATCTACGGACTCCCCATTTCATAC